AATGCTAAAATAGCAGATGATCAAATAGATTCTGAACATTATGTAGACGGATCAATCGACACAGCTCACATTGGAGCAGATCAAATTACAAATGCTAAAATAGCAGATGATCAAATAGATTCAGAACATTATGTAGATGGATCAATCGACACAGCCCATCTTGCAGATGGACAAGTAACAATTGGAAAACTAGCAACAGCTGTACTTACAGGAGCAACTGATATAGGAGCAGGTATAGCAGATGCTGATTTATTTTTAGTAGACGATGGGGCAGGTGGAACTTTAAGAAAAACAGCTGCTTCAAGAATAGTAACATATATAGACGCAAATTCGAGCGCTGCATCAGTTGGAAAAGCTATTGCAATGGCGATCGTTTTCGGTTAAAAGGAGAGAATATGGCAACACCAAATATAGTAAACGTAGCAACAATTAATGCTAAAAATGCAGCAGGAGCTGTTACTACTTCAAGAGCATCAGCTGTTGATGTACCTGCAGATAAAGTAGCAAAAATAAATACAATACTTATTGCTAACATTGATGGATCAAACGCAGCTAATATAACAATAGAAGTAAGTATAGATAACGGTAGTAATTATGTTGCTATTGGAAGTACTATTTCTGTTCCAGCAGATGCAACATTAAGTTTTTTAGAAAACCCAATTTATTTAGATGAAACAGATATATTAGCAGTTACAGCAAGTGCTAATAGTGATTTAACTTATTTTGTTTCATATGAAGAATTAGACGACGCGTAGGAGATAACCAGCTATGGCAAATGGCGGAATTATCGGACCAGTTCAAACTGCTACAAGTGGTCAAGCAGAACAAATAACTACTTTTAATTCTAACGGAACATTAACAACTCAACCTTTAACAACTTCAATAGAACTTTTAGTAGTTGCTGGAGGAGGAGGTGCTACTGGAGATAGATCTGGTGGAGGAGGAGCAGGAGGTTATAGAACATCTTGCTCAACAACTGTTTCAGGTAACTCTCCTTATGCAATTGTAGTAGGGGGTGGTGGAGCAGGTACAGCTTCTAATTCTGCTGCTTCTCAAGGAAACAATTCAAGTTTTGCTGCTGGTACCCCAATAGCATTAGTATCAACTGGTGGTGGTGCAGGAAAAGGACAAAGTCAAGATGGAACTACAGGTGGTTCAGGTGGAGGAGGTGCTGGTGTAAATGGACAAACAGCTGGACTAGCTGGTAATGCTGGAAGTTTTGATCCCTCTGAAGGAAATAATGGTGGTGCAGGGAATGGTAATGAATCAGGTCCTAAAAATAGAGGTGGTGGAGGTGGCGGTGGAGCTTCTGCAGTTGGTGCAACTGCAACTACATCATCTTGTGGAACTGGTGGAGCAGGAACACCTAACACAATTACAGGTAGTGATGTAACTTACGCTGGAGGTGGCGGCGGAGGTAGTCAATCAGGTTCTGGTGGTGCTGGTGGTGCTGGTGGTGGTGGAGACGCTGGTCCAGGAACAGTAGGTGCTGGTACAACAAATCTTGGCGGAGGGGGCGGCGGTGGAGGTTGTGGTCAAAACCCAGGAGCCGCAGGTGGTTCTGGAATTGTTGTTGTAAAAGAAGCAGCTATAGAATCAGTACCTGGTGTATGGAGTATTAATGAAGTTTATGATAATGTTAAAGCAGGAACATGGACAAACTAGATAAAATTTAGTATACAATAATAAGGAGATATAAAATGGCACATTTTGCAGAATTAGAATCAAAAACAGATCCAACAGGTTTTACATCTGATACACATTTAGTTGTAAAAAGAGTAGTAGTTGTAGGTAACGACTGCGTAACTTCAGACGAACATGCTGATGGTGAAGCATGGTGTGTAAATTTTTTTGGTGGTGGAACATGGAAACAAACTTCTTACAATAACAATTTTAGAAAACAATACGCAGGTATAGGTCATATTTATAATGCCTCAAAAAATAAATTTTTATTACCTCAACCTTACGACTCTTGGGCACTTGATTCAAGTGACGACTGGCAAGCGCCAGTTACATATCCAAATGGAGATCAATCAGCATATAGAATTTCTTGGGATGAAGATAATTTAAGGTGGTTAGGAACTAAACGTTCAGACGATTCAAATTACAGATGGGACGCGGATAATACTCAATGGGTATCCGTGTAGGGGTACCTTATGGCTAGAACAAACGGCGGAATTATTGGAACAAGAAATTTATCTTCTTTTGGTAAAGATACTGTAACATCTAAAACAGCCAATGCATGTTCTGCTGTTACAACTCAACCAGGAACTAGGGTTATTGATGCTATAGTTGTAGCTGGTGGTGGTGGAGGTGGTTATGGTTTAGCTGGTGGTGGTGGAGCTGGGGGTTATAGAACTTTTTCAAATCAATCTGTTTGTGCTGGCACAGCTTTAGGAGCAGTTGTTATTGGCGGAGGTGGTGCAAAAGGTGGTGCTTGTGCTGATGGTTCTGCAGGAGTAGATTCAAGTTTTGTTATTGGATCTACAACATATACATCAGAAGGTGGTGGATTTGGTGCTCATGCATTTAGATGTGGTGGAGCTGGTGGTTCTGGTGGTGGAGGAGGTGGATCTAATTCTGGATCAGCTAAATCAGGTGGCGCAGGAAATACTCCGCCAGTAAGTCCACCACAAGGTAATGCTGGTGGTGCTGGTACTCCAGGAAATGGAAGAGCTGGTGGTGGTGGAGGTGGATCTGCTAGTGCTGGTCTTGCTGCTTCTCCTAATACTGCAGCAACAGGTGTTGCTGGATCAGGTACTCCTAACACAATTACAGGTTCAAACGTAACATATGGAGTAGGAGGCACTGGAAACAACTGTGCAAATTGTGGTGCAAAAGATAATGCTGCAGCTAACACAGGAAATGGTGGTGAAGGTGGCGGTGGTAACGGTGGTGGTAACGGTGGTTCAGGAATTGTAGTCGTAAAAGAATTAAGTAAAGCAAGTGGTGTATGGAATTTAAGAACACATATGGCTGCTTTAACATCAGGAAAATGTGGTGCTTCTACATGGCCTAAATTTGAACAAACTTTAGCTGGAAACTTTTTAATAGTAGCTGGTGGTGGTGGAGGTGGGTTTGGAGGATCTGGAGATGCAGCAGGTGGCGGCGGAGCTGGTGGATTTTTAACTTCATTTTGTAATAGCTGTGCTGCAACTGTAAATTTTTCATCAGGTAATCATACAATAACTGTAGGTGGAGGTGGAACTGGAGCAGGATGTGATGTGGCTGCAACTAATGGAAGTGGAGTAGATACAACTATAAATTATGATAGTTGTGGTACTATAACTGCTACTGGAGGTGGTGGAGGTGGACCTGTTGGTCGAGTCGGTGCTAATGGTGGATCAGGTGGTGGAAGTGGTGCTCAAGGTCCAGGTGGTGGATCAGGAAATACTCCTCCTAAAGCTGCTGGAATAGGTGGACCACAAGGTAATGGTGGTGGTGAGGGTTCTGGTGGAGGTTGTAACCCTAACGCTGATAGTGGTGCGGGTGGTGGAGCAAATGCTGCTGGAGCTAATACTGCTGGAGCTGGTGGAGCAGGTAAACCAAATTCAATAAACGGAAGTGATGTTACATACGCTGGAGGTGGTGGTGGTGCTAAAAGAGGTCCTGATGGTGGATCTGGTGGTGCTGGAGGAGCAGGCGGTGGTGGAGCTGGAGCAGGACAATCTGCCCAAGGTGTAAATGGAACTGTAAATCTTGGTGGTGGCGGAGGTGGTGGTGGAGGTACTGCTTCTGGTAAAACTAATGGTGGATCAGGAATTGTTATATTATCTTTTCCTTCAGATGCTGTTATATCTGCAGCTCCTGGTTGCAATACTGTTTCAACAATACCAGGCCCTGGAGTGAAAGTAGCTACCTTTGATGTTTCTGGTACATTGACAGTTCTTTAAATTTATATATAGTGTTTCTATGGTGGTAAAAGAAAGAATATGAATTTAACAAATTATTATTGGTATTTTAAATCAGCGATTCCTGAACGTATTTGCGATGACATTGTTCGTTATGGAAAACAATTGCAAGATGAAATGGCTGTTACTGGTGGATATGGTAAAGAAAATTTAAATAAAAAAGAAATTAAAAATTTACAAAAAAAAAGAAATTCGGATGTTGTTTGGATAAATGATCGTTGGGTATATAATGAAGTACAACCTTATGTAAGGTTAGCAAATAAAAGTGCGGATTGGAATGTTCAATGGGATCATTCTGAATCTTGTCAATTTACAAAATATAAAAAAGGACAATTTTATGATTGGCATTGTGATAGTTGGGATAAACCATATCAAAGACAGCAAGGAGATTCATCACATGGTAAAATTAGAAAACTGTCAGTAACAATTTCACTATCCAATCCAAAAGATTATAAAGGTGGAGAACTAGAATTTGATTTTAGAAACATGGATCCAGATAAAAAACCTAACATTAAAAAATGTACAGAAATACTACCTAAAGGATCATTGGTTGTGTTTCCTTCTTTTGTATGGCATAGAGTATGTCCAGTTAAAAGTGGTGAACGAAACAGTTTGGTTATTTGGAATTTAGGATGGCCATATAAATAGGAGAAATATGAAAAAGAAAAAAATAAAAACAACAACTTACCCTACTCAATTAGCTAGGGAAGATTATTTTAAATGTCCTATTTGGTTTGCTGATGCACCAAAATTTGAAAAAAAATTAAACGATGCATCTGATAAATATATTGAAGAGTCTAAAAAAACTTTAAAACTAACAATCGATAAAAGAAACAAAGAGTTTGGTAATAAAGGAGACATGGGTCATGTATTTCATTCAACAACTTTAATAGGAGATAAAAATTTTAAAGAAATACAAGAATATGTTGGAGCAACTTCTCATAATTTATTAATAGAAATGGGTTTTGATTTAACAAATCACCAAGTATTTACTACAGAAATGTGGGTACAAGAATTTGCTAAAAAAGGTGGAGGACATCATACTTTACATACACACTGGAATGGTCATATTTCTGGTTTTTATTTTTTAAAAGCTAGTGAAAAAACATCTATGCCTTTATTTGAAGATCCTCGTGCAGGTAATGTAATGAATCTTTTACCAGAAGCAGATAAATCAAAAATAACTTATGCTAGTTCAGCTATACATTATAAAGTTAAACCAGGAAGTATGATATTTTTTCCATCATATATGCCACATCAATATGTTGTTGATATGGGTTATGAACCATTTAGGTTTATACATTGGAATTGCCAAGCTTTTCCAAAAGGAATTTTAAATGTCTAAACAAAATAAAGATATGAAAAAAGCTATTATTAATACTATATTAGAAACTAGTCCATTAAAAACTAAACCAAATTTTATCGATAATTTTATAAAATCTAAAATGCAATTGAAAGGAAAAAATGTCATTAAAAAAATCAACGTTTCAAAAAAATAAATACTCTGTTTTAAAAAATGCAATTTCACCAGAGATAGCTTCTTTCGTATATAATTATTTTTTAAACAAAAGAAAAGTTGCAGATTTTTTATTTAATCAAAAATATATTTCACCCTTTACAGAATATTTTGGTGTATGGAATGATGAACAAGTCCCTAACACATATTCACATTATTCTGATATTGCAATGGAGACTTTATTAGAACAAGTTAAACCTGTTATGGAAAAACACACAAATTTAAAATTAAGTCCTACATATTCTTACGCACGAATTTATAAAAAAGGCGATGTATTAATTAGACACAAAGATAGATACTCGTGTGAAATATCAACAACATTAAATCTAGGTGGTGACCCATGGTCAATTTATTTAGACCCAACAGGTAAACAAGGTCAAGCTGGAATTAAAGTTGATCTTAACCCTGGTGATATGCTTATATATTCTGGCTGTGATCTTGAACATTGGAGAGAAGAGTTTACTGGTAAAGATTGTGGACAAGTATTTTTACATTATAACAAGTCATCTTCTAAAACAGCTAAAGAAAATTTATATGATAAGAGACCATTTTTAGGGTTGCCTGCTTGGTATAAAGGCTTTAAATTACCTAAATAATATTGTATATAATAATATGGCGGGAGATTCCACCACATATTCTCCTGCCTTATTATTAAGGATTTTTTTTATAT